CCTTCGAGCAGCAGTGGGCCGGGGCTGGGTTCATCGATTCCAAGGCCAAGGCCGTGGCCACCCTGCTCCGAGCGCTCATGATCGTTGAAGAGGACGCCGTCCTCTTCGGTCAGAACACGGTCGCTGCCACGAACCAGCAGGCCCCCGGCGCGCTGGGGACCACGGCGACTCCGACCGTGGCCGGGTCGGGTACCGGTGGCACGATTGCCGATGGCACCTACTTCATCGTCACCGTCGCCCGGAACGGCATGGGCGCCGCCGTCAAATCGGCCGAGGTCTCGACCGGCGCTCTTGTCGGCGCTACTAACAGCATCAGCGTCACCCCGGTCCGGACGGCGAGCCAGCCGATCCTCGGCTTCGACATTTACGTCGGCGCGGCCACGGGCGGCCCCTACTACAAGGCCATCCCGGGGACCCACTTCATCAAGGCGTCCGATGCCTTCGGGACCAACGGCGCGGCCATCCTTCTGACCAGCGTCCCGACCTCTGGGACCCAGGCGCCGATCGCCGACACGACCGCTGACGCGAACGCCTACAACGGGCTCCTGGCCCAGATCGCCGGCGGATCAGGCGCCCAGATCGTCAACGCGGACGCCGCCCTGTCCGCCATCACGCCCGTCGACAACCTGCTCAAGGCCATGTGGGACAATGGCCGAGCTGATCCGGACCTAGCCATCGTCAACAGCACCGAGTCGGTGGCAATCACGAACGTCACCCTCGGGGCCGCCGGCACGCCGTACATGGTCGTGGTCGACAACCAGAACGGCGCGACGGCGAACTTCCGGGTGGCCAGGTTGACCAACAAGGTCACAGGCAAGGAGATCCTCGTCCGGGTCCATCCGACCCTGCCGCAAGGCAACATCCTGGCCCTGACCACGCAGTTGCCCAGCTGGTACGTCCCGACCGACATCCCGGCGCCGTGGGCTCTGGACTTGGTCCAGGACTACGTCGAGATCGACTACCCGCCGACGAAATCGGACCCGAAGTACAACGTCGAGGTTCGGCTTTTCGGGACCTTGAAGCTGTACCTGCCGCTCCTCATGGGCTGGCTCCGGGGCATCAAGTCGGCGTAATCCGGGCCCGGATCAAGTGAGATAGGAGGAGGGGGCGCGAAAGACCGCCCCCTCCTTCCTTCGTTCGGAGGGAACCGCCGTGGCGAAGCGAGCTGACGTTGTCCGGGTCGAGACGGATGACAAGATGATGAGCATCCAGGGCCAGGATGGCCGGGCCTATCGGAATAGGGGCGGGATCATCAACCTGCCCAAGGCGGAAGCCGACCTGGCCATCACCGCCGGCGTGCCCGGGGTTCGGCCATACTCGAGGCTCTATTCCATGGGCTTCGACGTCGAGGAAGCCAAACGTAGGGGAAGGTGGTGAAATTCGTGGCGACGATATGGTTCAAGCACCCGGAGATCGAGGACGGCACGATCAGCCGCGGCAACGGGATCTACAAGATCCGGAGCGGGGTCTTCAGGACATCAAACAAGGAGGACATTGACGCCTTCAGGGAACAGGGCTATCAGGAGATCTCCGAACCTGAAAGGCCGGGCAAGCCGCAGCACGATCCGGCCAAGGCCGGAGACCCCGATCCCAACCAGGACGACCTCAAGTAGTGAACCGATGACCTGGGGAAGGCGGGTGAGGCAAGATGGCCGCTGACTACTGCACGGCCCAGGACGTGAAGGACTATCTGCAGATGACTGGGGCCGCCTACGACACCCTCCTGGTCAAGATGGTCACCGCGGCCAGCCGGCTGATTGACGACTATTGCCAACACCCCCTGTCCTTCGACCAGGAGACGGTCACCGAAACGGTCCGAGCGCAGGTCGACAAGGACGGAGGCCTGCGGGTCGCCGTCGGAAAACCGGTCGTCATTTCGGTTTCGAGTTTCGGTTGGACCTACAGCCCGAGCATCTCGCCCGTCGTTATCCCGACCTCGCAGCTCTGGATCGAGGGCTACATGGTTCTGGCCCCGGACGCCGGGCTCGGTGCATACCGCAATAAGCCAATTCGCGTGGCTATGACTTACATCGGCGGCTATAGCCCGATGCTGGGGGACATCGTTCACGCGGCCAGGGTCCTCGCCGCCCGCTTTTTCAAACAGAAAGATGCCGGCTGGTCCGACGTCGTCGGGGTCGAGCAGTTCGGCACTCTCGTCTACAACAAGGTCATGCCGCGTGAGGTCCGGGAAATGCTCGATCACTGTAAGCGGGTGGCGCCCATATGACCGAGGAGATCAACGTCAGGGTCGAGGGCCTGGCCCCCTTGCTGAAGATGATGGCCCTTGCCCCGCAGATCGTCCAGGACGAGGCCGTCAAGGCCATGCGGAAGAGCGTCCTCGCCGTCGAGGGCGAGGCTAAGAGCCTGGTGGCCGTCAAGACCGGCGACACCCGTCGGTCGATCACCTCGAGGGTCGTGCCGCTCATCGCCGGGGTCGAGGGTATCGTCGGGACGAACAAGAAGCACGCGCCGTATCTGGAGCACGGTACCGGGATCTACGGCCCGCATGGGACGCCCATCGTCCCGGTGACGAAGAAGGCCCTCGCCTGGAAGGGCCCAGGTGGCGCGATGATCGTCCGCCGGTCGGTCAAGGGCATGAAGGCAAGGCCCTTCTTGAGGCCCGCCTTTGACCATAAGGTCCGGGAGGTCGAGAACTATTTCCGCCAAGCCCTCCACAACGTCCTGAGGAGGATTGTCCAAGGTGGCCGTTGACACCATCATCGCCCAGGTGGCCGCCATCGCCGGCGCGATCACCGGGATCAAGCGGGCCCACGCCTATGCCCCTGAGAGTCTGGTCGAGCTGCCGGCGGTGATCATCGTCCCGAATACCGGGGACGTCGACCGGCCGCGGAGGCCGAGCCTCAGGCAAATGGACCATAACCTCAAGATGGTTGTCCTCGTCAACCGGGCGGAGCTGACCCAAGCCGACCAGGAGGCCAGGCCGTTTATCGACGCGTTCATCCGGGCCTTCGACCAGCATTTGACACTCAACGGCACGGCGATGGATTCCGGGATCACCCACTACGCCTACGGCAAGGTCGCCTGGGGCGGTGTCGATTACCTCGGCGTGGAGTTCAACCTCCGGGCCGTGGAGAGGGAGGTCGGTCAGTATGCCCCGTAGCAAGGCCGCCGAGGCCTCAACCGTCGTCTATGCCTACCGATACACCGGCGAGGCCGAGGCCCTGATTCCCGAGCTGCACCGGATCGTGCGACCCGGGGAGGAGTTCGAGTCGCCGGTGGAGCTGAACAACGCGGACCTGGAGCCGGTGGCTCCCAAGAAGGAGTGAGTTAGATGCCGTCCTCGACCTTGCTTTCAGCCCTGTCGTATCTGGGTCTGTCGAAAGAGGCCGCCTGGGGGACGCCGGTCACGGCTGCGAAGTGGCTGCCGGTCAAGTCCATGTCCCCGGTCGACGACATCAAGACCATCATCGACGAGGGGAAGCGCGGCCTCGCGGCCAAGGACTTCGGAGTCCTTCAAGGTGTCCGCCTCGCCAACCTGGACTACGGCGGCGATTTCTTCGTCGACGTCGTACCGTACCTGATCCTGGCCATCCTCGGCAAGGACACGGTCACCGGGACCGCCCCTTACACGCACCTGTTCCAGCTTGATCCCGCGCCGCCGTCGCTCACCTTCCAGGATTACAACGGCTTCAACGAGCGGCAGTTCGCCGGCGCCCGCCTGTCCGAGCTCGGCCTGAAATTCGCCAGTGACACCGGGGCCCTCGAGTGGACGGCCAAGGCGCTGTCCAAGGTTTCGGCCGCGGTGGTCAAGACCACGCCGACCTTCGGGACCACCGCCCCGCTCCTTGGCTGGCAGGCGGCCCTGGCCGTCGGTGGCACGCCCGTCACAAAGCTCTTGGCATTTGAGCTCAACATCAAGCGGGTGCTCAAGGAGATCTTCGGCGCCAACAATAGTCAAGACCCGTCGAATATTTTCGCCGGCATCGTCGAGGTCACCGGTAAACTGACCTTCGACATGCAGGACGACGTCGAGTTGACCCATTACCTCTCGAACGACGAGCCGGCTGTGGTCATCACCCTGACCCAGTCGCCGAACGTCAACCTCATCATCACCCTGACCAAGTGCGCTTTCGAGAAGGCCCAGTCGGACCGGTCGCAGGAGTTCGTTCGCCTGGACGCCCAGGTCCGGGGGATCTACAACGTGACCGACGCCGGCCCGTGCCAGGTCGCCGTCAAGAACGCCGTGGCGACCTACTAGGCCGTCACCTAGGAGGCTTTTGAACCATGCCCCTACCGAAGAAGACCAAGGCTTTCGACTTTGCGGCCATCGGGGCCCCGGAGCTGAAATGCACGATCATAGACCCGAAGAGCCTGAAGTACGGCCGCCTCAGACAGCTCATAGCCGGCTCGGGCAACGATGAGGGACGCGGGGTCGAGCTTGTCACCGAGCTCGTCGTCGACTGGAACCTGACCGATGACGACGGCAAGCCGCTCCCCCTGCCGAAAGACAAGCCCGAGGTCCTCGACGAGCTGACTATCGAGGTCATTGAGCTCATTGCACGTCAAATCATGGAAGGGATCCAGCCCCCAAAAAACTGAGGGAAGCGGTACACCTGGGCCTGCGCTATCCATCGGACAGACGGGGAACTCCGCTCGAGTATGCGGAGTTCATTTTGTGCCGAGAGATGGGCTGGACCTATACTCAACTCACGAAGCAGCCGGCGTACCGCATCGATCAGGCTTTCATGTTCCTTGAGGAAGAGGCCAAGTTCCGTGAGTGGGAAGCAAAGAACAAGAGGTGAACCCATGTGGCCGCGACCGAGGAAGCCAGGCTGAACCTCATAATCAGTGCCCAGAACCGGGCGGCCGAGGTCCTCGGCGGCTTGGGCAAGACCCTGGGGACGTTGCAGAAGGCCTTCTTCGGCCTCGGCTCGGTCCTCGCCGGTGGGTGGGTGTTCAAGGACATCATGAACACCACCGTCCAGGCGGGGATGGAGGTCGACAAGCTCTCCCGGGATCTTGGCATCACGGCCGAGGCGGCCTCGGAACTCCGCATGGCCGCTGACGACATGGGCCTCTCCATGGAGGGATTGACCTCCGGCATAACCATCTTCGCCGGGAAGCTCATGGACGTCGGCAAGAGTGGCTCGGACCCGTTCGCGGCACTTGGCCGACCAGTTTGCCACCATGCCCGACAGCCTGGCCAAGCTCGGCGTCGTCCGGGACCTCTTCGGCCGTGGCGGCGAGCAGTGGCTCCGGCTCTTGAACCAGGGGTCCGAGGGCATCAAGAAGCTCGGTGAGGATGCCGAGAAGATGGGCCTCATGTTCAACGCCGGGCGCTTGGCCCAGATCAGGGATTACCAGCTCGCGGTCAACGACGTCGGGGACGCTGTCGAAGGCCTCAAGGTGACCCTGGGCACGGCGCTGCTACCGGCGCTCGCAAACCTGGCCAGGGGATTCATCGACCTGGCCCAACAGGCCATCCCCTGGATCAGGCGGGGGCTAGATCTCCTGGCCATCCCGGCGCGGATGGTCTGGTCAATCTTCGTCTCGGTGGCCAACGTGGTCCGGAACCTGATCTCGGGGTTTCTCAGCGCCGGCCAGGCGACGAACCTGTTCTCGTCATCGTCGAAGACGTTGGGCACTGCCTGGCAGTGGTTGGCCAGCCTTGGCAAGGGGATCATCGAGGTCCTCCACCGGCTCGAGCCCTTGGCCTCGACCATCGGCAACCTCCTCGCCGGCGCGGCCATTGTGATCAAGGACGAGTTGGCCGCGGCCGGCCACATCATGGGCGGGGTCCTCTCCGCCGTCAGAGAGCTTTCGCAGGGCGACGTTCCCGGGGCCCTGCAGGCGCTCGGCAAGGGGTTCAAGGACGCCGGCGTCGACCTCAAGGACATGGCCGACGAGACCGAGAAGCTCGGGCCCGGGCTACAGCTCGTCTCGGTGACCCTGGGGACCATCGGGACGATCAAGCTCGGCGAGACCGTGATCGGTTGGCTCGGGCGGATCGGCAAGTGGCTCCTGACCCTGACCGGCGGGGCCGCCGGCGCTGGCCTTCTCGGCCTCCTGGGCATGGGGGTCAGCGACGCCGTCACCGCCCTGGTCGGTGGCGCGGGGCTGTCGGCCGCCCTCGCTGAGATCGGGGCTGCCTTCGCCATCGCCTTCGAATCGAACCCGGTCGGTTGGATCATCACGATCGGGGCGGCCATCATTGGATTCGGGATTCTGATCTACAGCCAATGGGACCACATCAAAGCCTGGACCATGTCAGCCTGGGGCGCCATCAAGGAGTTCCTCGGCGGTGCGGTCCAGGGCATCAAGACCTTCTTCGGTGAGACCGTCCCCGGCTGGAAAGACGCCTTCGTGAACTGGACGACGGAGACCCTGGCCCATGTCGGCCAATGGTTCGCAGACCTCCCGGCCAACCTCGGTGAGAAGGTCGGCTTTGTCGCCGGCTGGCTTTCGGTGAAGGTCCCTGAGTGGAAGACCCACTTCATCACATGGACGACCGAGACCCTGAGCCACATCGCTCAGTGGTTCGTGGACTTGCCGGGGAATCTTGCGGCCAAGGTCGGGGAGTTCGCCGCCTGGCTCGGCAAGATCATTCCGGAGAAGCTCATCGCCTTCACGGACTGGCTGGCCGACGTCTCTAAATCGATTGGTCAATGGTTCACTGACCTTCCGACCGAGATGGGCGAGTGGATCATGAACATCATTGAGAAGCTCAAGGGCATCGGTGGCCAGATAGGCTCTGCCATCCTCGGCGGAATCAAGTCGGCCCTTGGCTGGCTCGGCGAGACCATCATGAACGGCATCGAGGCCGTGAAGAACCTCGGGAAGAGTGTTGGCAAGGCCTTCGCCGATGGGGCCAAAGAAGGCCAAGCCGCGGCAAGTGGTAGCGGTACGAAAGTTGCCAGCGAGGACATCGTCCCTCACGCCGCCGGCGGGATCTTCACCCGTCCCACATTGATCGGCCGCCACCTGTTCGGTGAAGCGGGTGCCGAGATCCTTGCTCCTCTGACCCCCGGCAACCTCGCCCGCTTCGGCGGCACAGGCCTCGGCGGCCCCCAGTCGGTCATCATCAACCTCACGGTCCAGGGCTCGGTCCTCACCGAGCGCGACCTGGTCGATGCCGTGACGCGCGGGATCATGCAGGACGTCCGGCTCCAAAA